CACAAGAGAAGGCGAAACTAAATGTGCAGTGTATGGGGATGACGCAATGATAGCCCACCGTAGGGGTGGGGTGTTATATGGGATATTTCCAGACATTGAGCAGATGGATGCAAGTGTGTCTAAGCAGATGGCTGATGCAGTGATTGATCGTGTTTATGCAGTGTACAAGGACAGTTTTGGAGAGAGCACATTCTGGAAGTATGTATGTAACATCTGGAAGAGTTTGGCTACTGGAGCAAAGTTTGTTGTAGATGGAACATCAGTGTATCAGAAGAAGAAGGGTGGCCTCCACACAGGTGTTGTGGGAACCACTCTGATCGATACGGAAGCCCAAGTGTGTGTTCTTGATGCTATGGTTTATGAAAAGGTTGACGTGTTAAATGCTTCTCTCGTTGCTTCCTTTTTTATGACTTTTGGAATGAAGATCAAAGAAGGGACCTGGGAACCAGAAGAAATAAATGAAAGTCCACTAGAACCAGGGGACTTTTTGTTTAGGCAGAAATTCCTAGGTGCTTCGTTATATGGTGTTATGGGGAAAAATAAAGTGTGTTGTGTACCCTATAAGGAAGAAGACGAATTGGTTGCTTTGATAGGAAATCTTAGAATAGATGAAAGTTATAAGAACACAGTGTTGTTGCGGTATTTATTTGATGCCTCGAGAGGGTACATGATTACAGCAGCGTACTCTCATGGCCGTGTGTGGAATGCTCTTTGTGATGTAATACAGGCTACACCCATAGAGATAATTTGTCAGAGAGTGCAAGCATGCCCAGATGAGAATGGGGTTGGGCGTGGAGAAAGACCTGAATTGAATGGATATGTTCCAGAAGACTTTTCTTGGCCGACATCAGATGGATATCCAACTATCCAGTTTTGTTTGAATGTTTACCTGCCGGTGGAGGAGAAGATGGACGGTGACCATTGGATAATTGCAGTTCCTTCCCTGAATTTAGACAGGAAGTTGATTCGTGCTCCTGTTAGGAAGGTTCTGAAGCCAGATGCCAGTTGGGCAGCACAGGCAGCAGATGATGAACTGGATGAGAGGATTGAAAAGATGTCGGATCCGTTTGAGCCGCTAGAAGGATTGCCTATTCCCCGCCTTAGAGATTTGAAGCTTCCGACCAGGTTTATCAAACATAAACCTTACGTCTTTCACGTAAGTAAAGAACAGAGAGTTAAAGATGTG